ACGTAAATCCAATATCCGGATCGATCTGGCCGTACATGTCGCACTGGATTACCTGAAGCACCGTCGTCAGCGGCTTGCGAAATAGTGATTCCTGATATGCTTTAACCGTTTTACGCCAAGTCAACCGCTCGCCTGAGCTAGACGCATTCATGCCTGACGGCTGTATGCCAAGCAACTCAATCACAGGAATACGCGAAAGAGAGGCCATATGTTCTTGCGCCTGCGCTTGCAATTCATGAAGGCCGCCAAGAGGATGGGCAACGCTTTTAAGGTCTTCTTGAGTTTTATCGATGGCAAACAGGGATTTATTGTTGCGCGTCAGATTGAAAAACTGCAATCGCTGGACAAGATCGGACATGCCTTGGCCGGCCGTCCCGGTATTGAGCGCTTGCTCCATATTTGTGGCCAGCACCATGCAAGCGTAAGCGTTGATCAGCTTGCCGATATCGGCCCGTGTCTGAATCCAGTTTTCCACAACCGGCTTCATCATTTGTGTCAGGCTTTGGCCGCCGAACATGAAGGCGGCCTTGAGAATGTCCGGAACCGGCCGCGCGATGAACGGCAACAGACGGGAACGGTGAACGGCCTTGGCCTGCGCGAACCAGATTTCCGGCCTATACCAATCGCGTTTCAGCGGGTCGATTGTGTTGTAGTTTTGCGGCCATACCCAAAGCGGCTCGATTGTGTGAAAGCCGATAAGCTTTCCCTTGCCGATCTTGGCCGGGGCAACATTCCCCTCGGCGTCAAAGATCGATTTTTTCAGCTCCTCGATATCGTCCTCAACCCCGAGGTCGATTGAAAGATGCCCGCGGCCGAAATGGCTATCCAGTTCCGACGCGCTCTTGAAGACGTCCTTGACCGCGAGCTTTTCCATTCGCTCGGTGATTTCGGCGATCTTCTTCGTCTTGTCCTTTTCGCCGGCCGATACGATTTCCCATCCGTTCATCGTGCTCGCTTGCGCGAATATCTCGGCGGGCGAACGATACTCGGGCCTGAGCGCCAGGATGGACAATTCGGGATAGCCGAGAAAGCCTACCCGATCGAACCCAACAAGATTCGATATCCCGCCAAGGCCCCAGTCGGCGACGGCCGAGGGCAGCCCGCCGAAGCAATCGTCGAAGGCCATCCGGGCCTCTTTCGGAGCCCAGGGCGGCATGGCGTTTGCCGGAGCCGCAAACGGGTTGTAGTCCGGCCCCGGCCCGCCAGGCGCTTGACCCCCGAGCGCGACGACAAGTTCCTCCAGCGAGGCCCCGGCCAGCGCCGGGTTGAACCGCTCGGCCTTAGCTTTTGGCGGCGCGGCGTCCGTCGCGATCTTGGCGGCGGCGGACGCGCCGAACAGCGAGAAGACGGACTCCCAAAGGCTCATTGGGCATCGCTTGACATAGCTTACCGCTCCGCTTATGTCTTCCCGCGCGCCGCAGCACGGCGCTCCGCGTCGCACCACTCCGCAGCGCAACGCAACGTCTCTATCGTCTCGGCCGGGGGATTGCCGACGCCCAGGGCGACGTCAAACCTACTTCTTCGCGCCGAGGACCGAGCCCGTATTCGAGAGTGGCGCGGTCGTATGGCCTTTCTTGGCGACGGTCGCGCCGCCCGTCCCGCCGGACGGCGCGGGAGGCGCCACGGTTCCCGCCGCGGCGTTGATCGCCGTGCTCATGCCCTGGATGCTGGTATTTGCGGACTGAATGCCGGCGTCGAGGGACGTGACCTGAGACGCAAGCGAGTTCAAGTTGGTCACAGCCGTCGACACGTCCGCGGCGGAGCCGCCCGCAATCGCCGCCTCTAGAGCGGCAATGCCGGCGGTAAGATTCGCCGAAAGGGTCGACGAACTCGCCGAGAGGGTCGTAAAGTCGGTCTGAACTTGTGCGAAATCGGCTTGGATCGCCGAAACGGCGGTATCGAGTGCGGTCATGATCTGCTTCCCTTGTGTGTCTAACGCCGCCCTGAGTTCGTCAATCGCAAGCGCCACGGCGGCAATGGCGCCCAGAAGGTCTTCATTGGTGACGGGCATTTCAAAGCCCCTTGAGATTCGACAACAATTCCCAAGCGGTGGCGCCGTTCGGCGCGAGTCCCGTCGAGTTATTGACAAAATCGACCGAGAATGCCGCGTAAAACTCGCCCCCGGCGGACGGCACAAGATATCGCGCGACCGCGGCCCAAGTCATCCAGCCGACATATCCCCAAGTCCAGACCCGGAGGCCGGGCGCCCCGTACCCCGCGACCATCGGCTGATGCCCGTTGGCCGGGTTCGGAGGCCCCGCGACGCCCCAGACAAACTCATTGGCGAAGTCCGGACCGGGAAGATAAGCGTCGGGCAGATTGATCGAGAACTGCGCCCCGACCATGAGGTCGATAGCCTGCTCAACCTCAATCTGGTCCGCGGCGTCGACGCTCACGTAAGCCTCGATCATGCTCGGCGCGCCGGACGTTGGAAACCCAAGGGTCTCCCAATAATTGAAGACCGTGATCGGATCGGAGCCCTGATCCGTCGCCGGGTCGCCCAGGACATAGCCGGACGTTTCCGAGTAGAATTGGACGGCCTCGGGCGCCGTAGGCGGCGCCGCGCCATTGCCGGCGTTTCCCCGCCATAAGGCGATCTGATGCGCGCAAGCGGCCTCGACGCAATCGCCCAGCGTATCGTTGCCGTCGGCATTCTCCAGCTGCGGCAGAGCCGGGGAGTTGGAGGCCCAATATCGGCTCGCGGGCGGCGGCGGCAGCGCCAACGCCTCGGCCACGCGCGAGAACTTGCGGCGGCGAGCGAACGGGCTCGGCACAGCTCGGCCGCCGACATGAAACTTCCGGCCGTCAGGGAGTACGATAACGCGTCTGGCCATTGGATCGTTCGTCCTCAAAAATAGTGCCAAACCGTGCCAAATAGTGCCAAACCGTGCCAAATAGTGCCAAACCGTGCCAAATAGTGCCAAACCGTGCCAAATAGTGCTTGACACCGTTTGGCACAGATGCTAAAGGACGTGGACTTCGAAACCCTTCACCGAATCCTTGTTTGGTCCGGCAACACAGGCTATCCCAAGGATGCGCTTAAGCGAGCGTTCGAACGCGGGCGGCAATCTAAATGATCCGCCTCGAATCCATCCCCAAACCCAAGCAGCCGCCTCGAAAGGGGCGGCAACTCCTTGCGGAGGACTCATGTTCAACTTCTTTGCCGGCGCAATCTGCGGAGGCGCGATCGTCGCCCTCTTCGGGATCAATCTCTGGGCCATCGAAACAAGAAAGAACAGGAACGCCTTATTCAAAGAAGTCCGCCGGATCATCCGGCGAGGACCGGACCCCGGACAGGCCGGCCTCGAAGCCTGGCGTCAAGCGGGTCTTCCGTGGCCGCCCCCTCAACAGCGAAGCGGCCCTGACTATTGAAGCGCAAAAGCCGTGGCTTAAGTGCAATCCGCCGATGAGCCGGCGCACTTGGTATCGGCGCGAAGCCGAGAAACGCGCTACCCCGGCGTCGCCGCCCACCGCATCGCCTCCGCCGAAATGAGGAACGGCCGCGGCGATTGTGAAAGCCTTGCAAAAGCCCCGCTCGACGCGTCAACCTGATCGGCATACGAACCGCCGCCGGGGAAGAGGCACAGCTCATCAAGATAGGCTTCCGTCCAAGCCCCTATGACGATATCAACGTTCCCCGCCTCGCATTGCGCCGCAAACGGTTCGGCCCGAATTGCCTTGTCGCCCGTCTCCGGCTCGGCGTAAGCCGAAAAGCCCGCCAGCATCGCTATCAGGTCAGCCGCCTGCACCTTGCCGGCCTGCCCGGGGTCCTGCGGCAGGCTGATTTTCACGGCCCGGCCGTCTGTCTCGGCTGTCCCGCGGATGATTCCGCGAACCTCATGGCCCTCGGCCCGGGTCCGGACGACATGCCCCACCACATAGCGGCCATCAGGCATTCGGCCGATTTTAACGCCCGCCGTGAAAGGCGAGTTCTTGCGTGTCGAGGCCGCCAAGTCCCAATGCCGTACCCACTGAGTGCCATTCGGTGCCACAACGATAAGGCGGTCCGCGAACCATGCGCGCTTGAACAGGCCGCCTTCGCGCGGCGTTGGCCGCTGTTGATACTGCCCGGCCCAAGCGATTGAGCCCATATCGGCCCGGAGCGGGTCGAGTACGTCCTTCGGGAAACGGCCTGGGCAAAGCAACTCGCCGTCGATTTCCCGAGGGTCGCGGAACCCGATTTCCGTCTCACACCTGTTATCGGCCTCGAATTCCATCGGCAGGCGCAGATGAACGAAATTCATCGCCAGTTTCAGCGCTACACCCGAGATATCGTCGGCGTGCAATCGCTGCATGATGATGACGATCGCCGATTTAGCTTGATCATTCAAGCGGTTAAGAGCGCCCTCGCGGAAGTTCCTTGTCGTCCGCTCCCGCTCGGCCACGCTCTCCGCGCTTTCCGTCGAGTGCGGATCGTCGATAATCAGCCGGTCGCCGCGCTGGCTCGTCAGCGACGTGAACGGCAAGCCTTCCCGCGTTCCCGTCGCGTCATTCGCAAAGCTCATCTCGGCCGTTCGCGTTAGTCTAACGGCCGGCCAAAGCGACTGATACCATTCCGAAAGGATCAGGTCGCGGCTCTTGCGCGTGTCCCGCTTGACCGGCCCCTCGTTATAGGCCGTCGCGAGGTAGCGGAACGATTTGAGGTTTTTCGGCCCCCACTCCCACGCCGGCCACAGGACTGAAACAACGAGCGATTTTGACGTTCCCGGCGGGATATTCACAAGCAACCGCGTGATCCGGCCGTCCGTTATCGCCTCAAGATGCTGGCACAGCGCGTCGAGATGCCAGGACCAGATAAGCGGGGCGCGCGGCTCAAGAACGTGCCAAGCCTTGCGGACAAAGCCCGTCAAATGCCGACACTCAAACCGATCGCGCTCCAATTCTCGCCGAGTGCGCTCGGCCAAAACCTCGGTCAGAGTGGGAAGATTGGCCGAAGATGGAAGCGCCGCCAACGCCGAAAGAGCAGCAACCCCGCCGATCAGACCGCGCCTTGTCTGATCAAGCATCCGTCGTCAAGCTCGGTTGTGGTTGGCCCAAAAGAGAAAGAATTTCGATAAGGGCGCTGAGCTTATCATCTGGCAGACTTGTCAGATCATGATTGCCAATGACAAACGCACCACGATGATCCTGAGGAGGTTCCTTCCAACCCATACGGGTCTTCGCCCAAAAGATTGCGGAAGTTGGGTTTACTTTCTCCCAATCCTGTCCAGGCCCACCCACTGCCTGAAGCCAAAGGCTCTTCGCAACCGCTGCGTTGGCCTTGATCGCAGCGGTGTCCAGCTCATCGCCATAGTACTTTTGCAGCGTCTCAACGCACACACCAACGACGCGGGCGATTTCCTCTTGATTGAGGCCGCCTGCCGACATACTCTCTACGTATTTCCTGGTCTGCTCGTCCGGCTCGTACGGAGGACGCCCAACTGGATTCGCCGACATTTTCATAAGTCCGAAAAACTTTCTAGGAATGTGATGACCAACTCACTCATTTTCCTCATCGAAGAGCTGCGCTCATAATCATCTCTGCAACATCAGTCGTCGCTGCTGTAACAATATAGCCGTTAAGAAACAAACCAAGTTGGAATATTGGTAACCTCACGTCATCTTTGAGCAGAAATCCTGACTGAAATACACGCACGGGTATCGCCGATGGGGGAACTCCGTCAGGAATTACCGGCTTAACTGAGAAACTATACGCGGTGGCAACGAAATCGATAAGGTCTCGCGCCATAACCCCGAGGGGCGGCGAGGCCTCATCAGGGGAGACTATAATCGCTAAGGTACCACTAAGAGACGATACTAGCTTCATGCTGCCACCAATAACGTAAGGCTTGGTTGTTAGGAATACCTGGAGCAGTCGCCGATAAACGCGCAAAGCTACCTTGGTTCAATAAAATGTGTATCTGAAGTTTCTTGACGTAATCTGAAAATTGAGCGTTTTCTTTCCGAACTCTCGCAAGTTCATTCTCTAACTCTGATATTCTCGCTTCATATCCAGGAGCTATAATGGGCCATCCGGCAGTATTATACCCCGGCCAAAAATTTATGTTTAGCGGATACGCCTGTAAATTTTCAAGATAAACCCCCGTCGTAACTGGCGTTATGTTACCAAAAAATTGTTGCAAACTTTGGCTTTGCTCTTCACGAGTTGCAAAGTCATCTATATCAGCGGCATCGTACGATGCCGGGCTCGAAGCCGACTCCGAATCGTCTTCGGTCATTTTCAAAAATTGGGTCCAGTCGACAAACTGAACAACAAGCGCGCGGTCGACTTTCGCCGCGATGTCCAACAAGGAGTTAATTGTCATCTTGCCATAGGATGGGTCTTCAAACCGGGAGACGACACTTTGCGGCTTGTCAATCAACTTGCCAAATTCCGCTTGTGACATGGCGCCTCGGATTGCGCGCATCTGATGCGCGAGAAAACGCCGCGCACGAGCCGCAACGAACGAGTCCCTATAGAGCTTATCCTTGAGCTTTTGAGCAATGCGGACCAGCTTATGGGAATTCGCATGAGGGCGCTCGGCTTCCATCCCTTATTACTCCATTCATTCTGTGGTAGGCCTTGGGGCATTCTACTGCATATTCTGCGCCACTGATTTTCTCGAAACCAACGAGAAGGCTGAACTCACGCCTACCGGGCCCTAGAAACCCAAGAATCCGAAACCGCCGCAAACGATCCCTATCATTTGACGCTCCAATAGAGATATCGATGCGAATTTCGCCAAGGCCTAGGCAACGCCCGAGCAGGTCCTTGTATGTTGGAAGCCCCCACGTTCTTTCGCGAGAAAGAATATCCAGCGCTCGGTCGACCTCGGCCATGACGTCCCCCGTTAGGGCGTCGTACCATCCGTGGAAGCCTCCACGACCATCCTTAGATGGATCATAACACCGAAAGGTCCAGAGGGCCATAGCTTTTTTGCGATAAATTTTTCCCGCTTGCCTTGACAACGCCCCTGCCCGGCCGCGCAAGATCCATCGGCGGTTCACGGTAATCCAGGGCGGGAAAACCTAGTCATTTCTTCCCGCCGCGGGCTTTCATATCCCGTGGCGGGACCAAAAGAGGCTCATCAAAGGGAAGCGTATTCTGCGCGTCTTTCGCGCGGCCACCTGATATCGGATATTTAAACTGGGGCTGCTCGCGAATGTCTTCAGGAGTCGGGAGTTTTTGCGGCGTTGGTATGCGTCGAGCCGCCGCCGCGGCGGAAATGACATCATAAACTGGCGGCAGATCAGGCTTCTTTCCAGAAAGCAATTCCGCAATCGTAAAAATCTGAATCCTTGGCCTGAGTTTACCTCCGGTTTCGACCGATCCTCCCTTGCGTGCCGCATCGTCCATTGCGGATGTTTTCTTGATGGTGACAAAGACTCCAATTTTCGCCCCTTGGGGATCAATTGTGCCGCCCAAATCTCGGACATGTGTAGCATGTACCTCCTCGCCGCCCTTGACTGAGATAATTGCTTTTCCAATGGTCTTAGCATCGTGTTGGAAATATATAATTCCGTCTACACCCTGGTCTGCCCCCTTCTTTGCCCCGTCTCTTGGTTGGCCGTCCACAAGAGTTATCGCCCATCGTTCGAACTCGTGCGGGTCTTCCAAGAAAAGGCGCCGCGCTCCGTCCATGTCAAGGGGAATGCCCTCGACCTCGTAGTCCACTTTCCGGCGCAAGCCCTTCCGATGTAATCGCCGTTCCACAACGTCGATTGCTAAAGCCGTAATGTCGATGCCAATCCACTGGCGCCCCTCCAATTGGGCGGCCTCGATTGCGGTGCCGCACCCGCAGAACGGGTCTAACACTAAATCCCCTTGGTTGCTGGAAACCCGTATGATTCGCTCCAATAACGAAAGAGGTTTTTGAGTTGGATAATTAAGCGCCTCTTTCGACCTATTGTTTAGAACCTTTAAATCTGCCCATAGATTTTGCAATGGGACGCCAGGCATTTCATCCAAATATCTAATATATTGCGGAACCGCGCCCGGTCTAGTCTGGATGACGCGTCCCGCGTCAATAAGGGCCTGCATTCGTTCTTTCGAATAGCGCCAATATCGGGATACGCCCATAACGTCATAAAATGGATTTCCCTTTTCCTCCCCACCAGGTCCTTGGAGGTTGTCGATTCGATAACGCCTGCCGTCCTTGTCTATACGTCTATAATCCCGATCAATATACTCCTGGTCATACGGACCATATTGAGTATTCCAGGTATATCGGTCGCCTTTGGTGTAAAACAGGATTACGTCGGTAATTCTTCCATAGTGTTTCGCGCCTTGCTTGCCATCGCTATGAGCGTGCGACCTCTTCCAAACGATTTCATTTTTGAATGCCGTCGCGCCAAATATGGAATCCAATATGACCTTCAGATAGTGGCTTGCGCCCGAATCGCAGTGCAAGTATATTGAGCCGGTTTGCTTTAGGACTTTATGCAGTTCAATTAGCCGTACGGTCATCATAACAAGGTATGCCATGATATCTGCTTTTCCGAGGTAATTGAATAAAGCCGAGATGATCCCCGCAGCCCCCGTTTGGCTGATCATTATTCGGTTAAAGGCATCATCAGTCTTTATACCCCACTGCCACGAGTCCAGGAACGCGCGATATTGCGCAGTGTCCTCACGATTTTCAGGAGATTTATACAGTAGATTGTATGCCGTTCCGGAATTGAACGGGGGATCGAGATATATTAAATCGACGCTGTCGCGAGCGATGCTCGGAAGCCAAGCGAGATTGTCGCCAAAATATAGCTTGTTCATGAGCGCGCCCCGGCGTTGCGCAACGATTGCCAGTTCTGTTATCCAATCCGTTGACGGCGATTGGATCGGCAATCGAAACTTTTCGGTATGGTTAAGGGGCAGTCAAGCTCCCCTGGCGGACTTATGAATCGCTAGGCGTTACCCAGCGCTAGTGTCCTAATTTCCCGGCCTGAGTGTCCTAGTTCGGACAGCACCCCCGAGCGCTTTTGCTTCTTTACGGCTAACTAAAGGGAATGATTGGCTCTGCCCAGCATCTACAGTTTGGAGAACTCCCTGGCAAGGCTCGGATTCCGGGGTCGCATTCTGGCGGATCGTCCCATCGGAAAGACTTTCCATTTAATTCCCGATGACTTGGACGAACAGAAGCATCGCCTACCGTACGCCATACAAACTGTTGTGCGTCAACCATTTCTGATCTGGCGCGCACAAGACTCGTCACAGCCGCGCCGGTTTCCGTCCGCGCGATCATCGTCGCATGGGCTTTTGAGACCTCGCCCTGCCGCATGATCTCGGCGACGGCGTCCGTGAACCGCGTACCTTTGATCAGGCTTTCAGCCGCAAGATGCTGGACACGCTCGGCGGCCTCAAGCGGAATAGACGTGATCCGAGCGATTTGCTCGCGCTCAAGAGCGGCATACCGCGGGGCCAGGTTCCCCTCGACGCTCGGCCCCGTAAGGACCTGGCGCATCGTTTGGCCCATTTCAGCCGAGACCTTGCGCCATTGAGCGTCGGTCCGGGCGGCAATCTCCGCCACCATGAGCCTCGCCCGCGCCTTTGCCCAAGGCCGGACGGCCTCCGCATAGGCCCTGAGCGCCTCGGCCGCCAGCGAGGCCCCCTGTTGATCCTGGGGGCCGATCCCGCGAACGATATCGCCGACGTGACGGGCGAGCTTTCGCAACTGCACGCCGTACTGCACCTCGGCCCGCTTGGCCGAGGCCCATTCCATGATCGCCGGGCGCGGAACCCGGCGATCAAGCGCGAGAGGAAACGCCACGTCTCGCTTGTGCGGCCCCGCGAGCCTTGTCCCGAAGGCGCTCCTGCTGAAACCGCGCGAGCGCCTTCGCGCCGTCGGTGGGCTTGAGGACAAGCGGCGCGATAACCGGCCGGGATTTGAGGGGCTTGGCCCCAATGCGAATCAAGAATCAGCCCTCTGAATGGAATCCACGAACGGCCCAGCCAAGACGCTCCGAACAGTCAAAACCAACGGGAGGGCGCGCCGACGGGCAGAATGAGCCAAACCGCCGTGGGGAAAGGGGAAGCTCAGACATAGGTCTGTCACTGCGGGATTGACATTTTGCAACACTGTTGCAATCTGGCAACATCTATTCCGCAGGCCCCGGATCGGACCAATACGCCCTATACGCCAACTTTTTCGAGTTGGCAAGCCTCTATTTCGACGGGCGTTTTTTGCCCGAAAATGTCCATACCCACCTTGATCGCGCCGTTGCCCCGCAGTTCCTCGATCATACCGAGAAAATAAGCGAAAGGACCGTCCGTAACGCGCACTTCCTGGCCAATCTGGAAACCGGCCGCCGGCGCTTTGACTTGGTTCCATTTTCCCCGCAGCTCTAAATCGTTCAGCACGCGGATTACCTGCGGGCGGACGCTCAAAGGACCGCCCGAGTCGCTGATCACAAACTCAATACGATCGTGAACGGACGAAGCCAGCGGCTCGCTTACCTCGCCTACGAACAGGTAGGAGCCAAACACGGCATACTCGCGGACACGCCGCTCACGCTTGCCGTTCTTACCGCGCGCGCGGTAGATCACTTCCCGCCCGATCGGACAGAGACAACGAAAGCCCAAAGCGCGCAAATCGTCCGCAACCCCAATTGCGTTTCCCGGCTTGCACATGGCTACTACCCAGCGGGCGCCGGTTTCATCGATCCGCTGCGGCGTGCTAGACGATTCTCGACGGGGCAGAAGCCAGCCGAAACGTTGACTACGCGAGGGACGATAATCCTCGCCGCCCTGCCGATTCGCCGCGCGCTTCGCTTCCGCCGCCTCAAAGGCGAGCCTTTTCGCATGGTCGGTGCGCGCGAGTGCGCCGACCTCAATCCCGGCCAGGCGAGCACGTTTGCGTAAGGCGGCAAGGTCAACGGAAGTCATTCAGTAAGCCCCACGAAGCCCGCTGGCGGCTTTTTGGCTTTGGGCCGGCCCTTGGAGACGGCAACGGCGACTTGGCCCGCTGGCGGCGATCCTGGCGCGCCTGGCGTGGCTTTCGGGCGATAGGGGCCGCGCTGACAATTCGTCTGCCAATAACCGTCCCAATCCCAAATCCCATCCTCATCAAGAAATATCCTCCAAATATTTCCATGGGGATCGTCCACCCACCACGATCCGTGCGCCCAGCGGACTGCACGCCCTTGCTGTCAGGCATTGGAGACCCCCGTAAGCCGAATGGCTCTCGCCCGCGTTGGAAGCGTGACAACCAGCCCTCGCTCGACAAGAGCCCAGACGAGGCGATGGACGCTAGATCTACTTCGCAACCCGATCACCAATTTCATTTCCTCGTATGACGGGGGAAATCCATTTTCCTTCAGCCGAGTGCGGATAAACTCTAATAGTTCGTCCTGCTTTTGTCTCTGGGTCACCCGCCTATTCCTCCTCCGCCACCTTCGGCTCAAACGCGTGCTGCTTGCGAAGCTCCGGCGAGACGGCGAGGGGCCCATCAGCGTCGAACACGCGGGCCTCTTTGCTCAAGTCGAGCGTGAACGGCTCGCGGCGCTTGGCCCTCGCCGGCGAGGTCGCGGCGATATGAGCCCCAAGCTCCTTGAACAGCGGCGCCACCCGGTTGCGAACGAGGACGCTCGGGCCTTCCACTTCGGCCACAAGCCCCATCCGCTTTCGCCACGCCGCATAGGCCTCCGGATCGACGTAAATCGCTCGCATCCGGTCAAGGGCCGGGTCGGGAGCTGCGCCGTTCGCCTTGTCGAATTTTTTCTCAACTCTCATATGTTTTTTCCATAATTCTGGTAAAGCTCTTCTTAGTTGTGGCAAAGTCGAAATTGCAACGCCACGGCCTCTTGCCGTCACGCGAACTGCCCTCGCCCCGCAAGAAGGGGCTGGCGCGGATGCGAGCGAAAAGCTGGCGGAAGCCCTCTAGCGGATCGTCGTGGCCGTAGATTTCCGCCAAATCGCGAACGCGCTCCCGGATGGCGCCCTGACGGCCGGTCGTGAGGTCGTCGATTTGCGGCAGGCCGAGGGATACGGCGAATAAGTTCCACTCGGAAGCTACGGCCTGGAACACCTCGCCGTTGATGTGGGAGGGAGCCTTCGCCCTTGCCAGCCTTTTCGTCTCGCCGACGAGCGATCCGTTAGGATCGCTTAAGGGCTCCGTAGGAGCCCTATCTACTTCTATATCTATATCTGTCGACACTCGTTGAGCACTCGTCGCGCCAACGTTCAACGAGTGCTCAACGCTCGTAGAGGCGTTTTGTTGTTTTTGTTGGCCTTTTTGGCTGCCAATTTCGAGCCTACGTTTTGCGCTAGCTTTACCTGCCTTAAACGTAGAATAAATAAGCCTTGCTCTCGCCTCAATTTCAGCGTGTGTCGTAGAGCTGTCTAACAGGCCGCTTTCCAAGCGCTGAACCTTCCCATGATTGATAAGCCATGCGAGAGCCGCGGCCAGCTTGCGGGACGGCAGTCCGGTGCGCCGCGAGAGGACTTGCTCATCGTCGGCTATCGGTCCTCCTACCTCGTAAATCCTCATGAGGATGACCGTGTATAAGTAGCCACAATCAGGCTCCATGCCGGCCAAGGCGCCAAGCAACCGCGAAGGATCGCATCGGAACCAAGGAGCGCGTTCCATTTACCGCTCGATCTCCGCGAGCCGGCGCTTGCGATAGCCGCGCTTGCCTTCGCAGCCGCGAATGAATGCGGAGGGCAGGGTGTTCATTCTGCGGCCTCCGGAAACGGGATTTCAGAAGCGCGCGGATAGTACGCTCGCCCGATCCACTGGCTGAGCGCGGGCGGTATCTTGGCGATCGTCGCGCTCGCTAATTTCCGACCGGACGATTTTGAGCCGTGGCGCCGACTTACGCCCTCGACGCTCGCCGACTGAAACGATCGGCCGCTGCCGTCAAAGCGGAAGCCGGGGAGCTTGCGACCGGAAGCGCCCTCGTGATAAGGGTCTCGATGGAGAGACGGACTTAAGCTGTCTTGCGAGACTTGGCCGATTGTGGCGTAGCCCGCCGTCTCTCTCTTCAGCATCACCGGCATGAGCGCTGGCACATCGCCGAAAAGATAAAAGCTTCCAAAGTTCCAGCGCGCGCGCCCGACCCAAGGCTGCGCGCCGCGTACATTCTCAATGATGAGAGGAATGTGGCACCCCGCGGCCTCGCAAGCTTCCCGCTGAATGCGAAAGCAGGCGTTGAATAGTTCATTCAGCCGTTCAAGCTCGCGCCCCGTCGCATCGGCGCGGATGGCGGTGGCCTTCGCCTTGGCGCGCTTCCAGGGCATCGCCATGTAGGAGTATTCCTGGCACGGCGGGCTCGCGACGATGAGCGCCGCGTCCTTGAACTGCGAGCCGTGAAGTCCGCGCACGTCAGCGAGGACAAGCTCGGCGGGGTATCGATGCTCACCGTATTCGTGGCGCTCAATGTCATAGCCGACGACCTCATAGCCTTCGGGGAGCAGGCCCTCGGTCCAGCCGCCCAAGCCGCAGTAGAGGTCGATGGCGAGCGGTTTCATGTCGCTCCCTCGCGCACGTCGGCGGAAGCTGCTTCAAACGCCAGGATTGCCTCCGGAGTAACTGACAACCGTGCTGCTGGCGCGGAAAGCTGGACAACCGGCTTTCTTGGGCGCCCGAGCGGCTGCGGAATTTGCTTCGCGCGGGCAAGGATTTCTTGCGTGTCTTCCTGAGAAAGCCAGTCGATGAGCGCTCCCAGCTTCCTGGCGCGTATGGCGGGATGCCCGGTCAGTTCGATATCGGCGACGGTCCGCGCGGCCCGAGCTAGCACGCGGGCCACCTCCGCGGCGGATATAGATTCCGCCCGCACACGGGTTGCTATCTCGGCAACGGCGTGCGCTCGCGCGTGCATGACGGGAGCTATGTGCTCCTTGAATTTGCTGCGCCACGCCTTGGCGCGGATTGCCGCTGGGGTGGGGGTCATGCGGCGACCTCGTTGCCCCAGGCATCCCAGCCGGGACGGCGGCACCGCGCGTTAAGTTCAATCTTCGGCAAAGTCGGGAAGTAATGTTCGATCATCCGATAGGACAGTTCTGGCTTGCGAGAATGTTCGCTCGCCGGTTCGGTGACTATAGAGTCGTACTGAGTTCCCATAGCCGGAGCAGGAATCGCGCCCCGCGTCCCGACAAGCAGGATTTCATGGCGAGTGCGAAACCAGTAGCCAGTCCCGATTTTGCATTTGTCCCAAATGGCCTGAGACTTATAGGCAAATCCCCACGCTTGCATGACCTCCAATGCTTGCGGCAGCATTGGGGGTGTTGCCCAAAGGAAGAGCACGCAATCGTCGGCAGCGATTGACGGAACGTCTCTTGTCTTAATTGCTTCCAATTCGCTCGTCGGGTAGTGATTGTCGGCAGAGCGGTCCATGCCAGTTTCGCGCGACCAAGGCTCCCAACGCCACTCTGGGTCGGCGAGGATCACGCCGTATTTTTTACTCGGGAGTGCGGAGAGCTTCGCAGAAAGTTCACTTTCACGCCCATCGCGCCTCTCACGCTTCTCGGCCGCGCGCTCGGCCGCAGTGGCCTCCAAACTACGCGCAGCCTCGCGCTTCGCTGTAGCAACCCGACCCTCGAAATCGTCATCGTCGAGATCGGCAAGCCTCTGCCAGCGTGAAGACTGATTATCGGTAATCCCCATTTCCTTGTTTGTGGGCAAACTCCTTTCTGAGGTAGTTTGGTCGCCTCCCCTTCGCTCCCCTACGTCTCGTAGCAATTCTCCAGCGCGGCGCTCTGCTCGGAGTCTGATTTCGGTTGCTTTGTCGATAAGGTCAGTATCTTTGGCTTGGCGCGCATAGTGCTGCATCGCCACGGCCTTGTCGCGAATGTCTTTGACCTCATCAACGCGGTGAGCTTCGGCGAGCGCGCGTTTCGCCGCCTCGTATCGCACCAGTTCCGTCATCTGAGGATGTCCGACAGCTTGAGGAGAATGTTGCAGAACCGGCCGTCATCTCCTCCGCCTTCCCGGCAATCTCCGCGCCGGTAGGCATCCCTACAGAGCGATTTTAGCCTTTCGATTGGGAACATCAGGTAGCAGAGCGTCTCTCCGTCGCGTTTAAGCTCATGTATCCAAACATCGGCTTCCGTCGTCGCAATACCAGACGGCTTGCCATTCTGACGAAATTCAATTACTATATTGCCAGTCCGCTCCCACAACCAGCTCTCAGTTTTTAGTTCAATCTTTTCAAGCTTAAGGGAACCAAATATTTCAGCAAGCCGACGTTCATTGACGAGAGCGGCGCTAAGCTGCAAATCGAACTTGCGGTCCCGATTTTGGCGGAAGTGCTCGCTCATGCTTCGCTCACCACAACGATACACCGTCCCGGCTTCACGCTCGCATCCCTGCGACACACCGTCTCGACGGCTTTGCTGTCGTCGGGGGTGACGCCAAGGCTTACAAGCAAATCCAAAGTTGCTTTCACGCGATTGTCGATGTCGCCGCGTAGTTTCTCTGGCAGGAGAAGCGTAAAGCGATACGGGCCGGATATTTTGGTTGGATTAGCGGCTCTGATTTCCCATCCCGCTATCGCTTTCCAGCCGGTGTATTTCGTTGTCGGAACGCGCCCATGACCCGGAAAGTTGAAATACATTCCGTTCAGGCTCGGCGGCACGGTGATTTCGAAGCGAGACACGACGGGCGCGGCGGCAAACAGTCGCTGCTGCCCTTGCTCGCGTTCGATGAATTGCTGATACTTGGGCGACGCCGGTATCGGCTCCCCGGCAAGCCGCGCGGCCTTCGCCGTGCCCTCCTCTTCGTCAACCCATGAGGGAGTCATTAGCGCACGTGTCGCAGTCATCAAACTCGAACTCGAACCCTTCCGGCCACGCTTCCCTATGCCTCAACAGCCAGATCAGGCCCTCCCTTGTCAGCTTAGACAAATCGGGCTTGAGCGCTACGCCGCCGTCGCCTTCCACATGCTCTTGCAGCATTGGGCCGTTCCTTCCTGGGTTTAGCTATCCTCGTAATTTCCGCGGGGCTGGCGCCCTTCAACGAGTCGGTAACAGGCCAAGTCATGCCGCGGCCCTCTCAGGACGCGGAACGTCGGCCGGCCACGTGATGCCATCAGGCCAATGATCGGACAGCCATTGGAGCGCTTCGACGAGCCGGCCCGACGTGATGCTCGCGCCAGCGCGGAGCGCGCCGATCTTTTTGCTATCGTTGAAAACGCGATAGGAAATCGTTTTGTCCGCGACGCCTGTGGCCGCCACATAGGCGTCAAGGGCTGCGAGAAGATGCTCCTTCGGATCGATCATGCGGTTAAAATACCGCAGTTTTTGCTCTTGTCAACGGTTTTCTTACCGCGTGCACCGAATTCCTATTTACGGTAGCCTTTACCGTATGCCATGGCGCCTCTGCATTTGAGGGCGAGAGGATGTTTGGCTTAAAAATAAATTCGGTTTCTTTACCGCATACCGCTTGACACGCGGTAAAAATACCGCATACTCGCCTCATCGAAACGCGAGAGGCGACCATGGGCATCTACCTGAACTCCGGCAAAGATACCGACTCCAGCAAGCGTGTCATCCTCGAAAGGCTGACTTCCAAGGAGCCGGTTAATCGCGAGGCTGTCCTAACCGCTCCCCCCCATGGCTGGGCCTACATCTGCTTGGTCGAAAGCGGCTTCTTCAACGCTCTCGGCGTTCTCTATTCCAAACGGGAGGCGCAAGAGTTCGCGGACATGCGCGGGCGCCCGGCCACCTTTTACAAGGTCAAGATCGACGAGATTGCTCCTTTCCTCGCGAGCACGCGGGACCTCGAGGACATCCGTTACGGCCAAGACGCCAAGTCCGCTGCGGCCTAACACCACCCCTGAGGGCGACCATGGCGAACAGCAATCCCCCGAAGATCACCAAGGGCGAGCGAGCCGACGAAGCGGGCCGATTCGTGGAGGTCGAGGACGGAAACCGACGAAGCTTT